TCTCAGTATCAGTACCAATACAAGGTTGGTCATCGAACACGATTATGTCGGAAGATTTAGGTGTGAGAGAGATCGTTGTAGAGGCAGCAGGTAATGGTGGTGAGAGTATAACAACAGGTGTTACTAATATCCCTTTCATACCATCTAAGGATACAACAGCAAGTTGGAATGGGAGTTCTTTTACTGCCCCTGAAAAAGGACTATACGATATAGAAGGAGGAGTTATATATAATACAAACTCGTCAAATAGGTTCTGCATGTTGTGGCTAGATACTGGATCTGGATATACTAGTTATAGAAATTTAGGAGCAAGAACTGGATCTTCTCAAGATATTGTGACGTTTAGCGGACAAATTCAACTTGAAAAAGGAGATAGAATAGCAATAAGAGAAGGTGTTACAGGAGGTACTTTAAATAATAACTCTACTTTTCACCACATTTCAATCGTAAAACTAGCATCACCTCAAACGATTTTAGCAACTGAGACTGTAGCCGCGAGGTATACTAGTTCAAATGGTCAAGTCGTAGGTATAGGAGGTATTGTAAAATATGAAAATTTGATAAAAGATACTCATAACGCTTACAATATTTCTACAGGTGTTTATACTGTACCTGTTAGTGGTTGGTATAATATTGTAGGAGCTTTTGCTCCAAATGCCGCCGCTGCATATAGACAGCTATCAATAACTGTTAATGGTACTGCTACCGAAAGTGCTTATTCAGATGCAGCAGGAGTAAATGATAACACATATATTAGATTATCGACCTTAATGTATTTTGATAAAGATACTGAAGTTTCTATCATAGCAGAAGCTATAGCAGTTACTTTAGAGGCTAATTCCAAATTTAACATATTTACAATCCACCGAGTAAAATAAAATAAAAGCCGGCGAAAGTCGGCTTTTATAACTACTTGAAAACACTCAATATATCAAAAAAGCTTCAATCAGAAAGCTTCAAATCAACAACTATATATAGAGGAGTAATTTCCTTTAAATTCACAACCAAACAGGAGAAAATATATGGCAGGCTTTTCAAGCGGCAGCATCAGCCCGGACAACGTAGATCTAGATAGCTCTCAAACGCTTCAGAATAAGACTCTAGACGCTTCAAATGACTTTTCAGGGGATATTATTGATCCTTCTAGAAGTGACGTAAAACAAGGCACTCAGGCTGAATTAGAGGCATATGCATCAGGAGCTACAAACGGTCAAATGTGCTTCGCTACCGATACTAAGCAGATGTACCAAGTTTTAGACGGAGCATTAGCGGCAGTAGGCGGCGGATCTGGCGGATTAGACGTATTCTTCACAGATACATTCGAAGTAGCAGGAGTTAGCGACTATACATCAGGTAATGACGCAATATTCGATAATGGCGGAGTTCTAGCAGGAGCTTTAGCTGACGAAACGGTAAATAACATTTCTGGAGATCAATCTCTAAAATATACTCAAGCAGCAGGATCATTAAACGATTTCATAAAGTCGCCACTTATTCCAATAGGTAAAAAGCAGCAAGGAAATACAGTAGGATTAGAACTTTTCTATACATACAGTGGAAATTCTGACGATATTAAGATTGTTGGATATGACGATACTGGATCAGAAGTAATGACGCTTTCTAGCAACTTAATTAAAGCTAGTTCTAAGGCTCAAAGATTATCGGTACAATTTCCGGTTCCAAGTGGTAGTGCGAACTTAGCTTGGGGGATTCAAGTTGTAGTTGAAAATGATGGCGCAGTTTTAGTTGTAGATGATGTTCAGATTAGTATGAATCCTTATGTAAGTAAAGATTTATTAGATACAAGCACTTTAGCATTCACAGGAGCAAGTGATAGAGGTAGCGTGGACACTAGCACCGTAAAATTTGATACACTTGATTATCAAGAAGGTTCTGGATTTACGATAGTAGATAATGCAAGTAATGGAACTCAAGTAATAATAAATAAAGAAGGAACTCTAGACGTAGACTATACTCTTAAAGTGTCTAGGTATGTATCCACATCCATAGTACATAATGGTACCAATGTAACTTTCGATCTTATAGCAAATTCAGGGGCTGTAACTGACGACTCTGGTAGATCTGCTCACTGTACTCTAAAAGTAAATGTCGGGGATATTATAAAGATTAATTCAAATGTAGATCCGTATGTAAACTCAGCAAATCAATTCAGATTAGTATTAACAGCCGCAACAGAACACATAGTAGCATACAACTCTCGAAACGCAGAAAACTTAGTCGTAGAAGGTTTAAGTAATATAGGCGGAGGATTAACAGCTAATTCGACAGATATCACCTTTACGGGAGTAAAGGATACAGGTTTTGGTGGAAATAATTGGTCAGGAACGGTCTTTACTGCTCCCGAAGACGGTATCTACGATTTTAGTGGGTCAGTATTATTTACTTCTGCTGTAAATTTAGGTATAATCGCATATAAGAATAGCTCCTCTTTCAGGCGTGTTGGGAACACTTTCGCTGAACAAGTTGGTATTATAAATTTAACTGTCAATCTAGAAAAGGGCGATACCATATCTTTTAGAGTTGATTCGGCAGGTTCAACTTTGTTAGCAAGTACTTTGGCGCATTATTTAAATATCACTAAAATCGGCGTAGGAGATCTTCTCGGAGTACCGGTTCCAAGAACAGCTTATATTAAAGACGTAAAATCAAGTGGTACAAACGGTGGGACTAGTACGGCTCTAACAGTAACTACGAGAGAGTTAAATTCTTTGAAAGGCGATGTTGAATTTATATCACTATCAAGCAATCAAATCACTCTCCAACCGGGAAAATATGAGATAACAGCATCAGCACCGGCATATGACTTAAATAGACATCAGATATTCCTATATGACTCAACATCTTTGTCTTATATAATAAACGGCTCTTCCGAGTTTGCAGATACTGGCGGAACGGGGCAAACAAGGTCAATGTTAGATGGAGTGTTAGATATAACTACTACCACTACCTATGAAATAAGACATTGGACAGAAGGAACTTCTACAGGAGGGAATGGTCTAGGAGTTGCATCAGATATACATGCGTCTAACCCTCAGACTGAGGAAGTTTACACTCAAGTTAAAATAACTCGCATATCTTAGCTAAATTGACAACTATATAATAGGAGACTTTAAATAAAATGTATAAATTGTACTTAATAACAAATTTAATAAATTATAAAAGATATGCAGGAATAACTTCTCAAACCGTTCGAGGGAGGTTTATTCAACACTGTAGTCAAGGTAATTTACTAACTAACGCTATTAAAAAACACGGCAGAGAAAATTTCAAGGTAGATTTGATAGCCTCTACCGACGATTTAGAATTGATTAAAAAATATGAAATAAAATATATCGAATCTTTAAATCTCGTAGATAGAAAAATAGGTTACAATTTATCTCTAGGAGGGGATTTAGTAAATAAAACTCAGGAATGTCGAGATAAGATATCAAAAGCAATGAAAGGAAAGGCTAAATCAGAAGAACATAGGAAAAAGATAAGAGCAAATGCTATAATAAACGGAGAAAAGAGAAGAGGTATAAAGAGACCTCCGTTTTCTGAAGAGTGGAAAAATAACCTATCAAAAGGACATACAGGTAAAATACTAACAGAATCTCATAGAGCTAATATAAGCAAAGCTCTAAGAAATAGTGAAAAGTTTAAAAACGCAGATAAGGGTAAATTCTTTAGAGAAAATAATCCCTCTAAAAATGAAACTTCTAAAGCTAAAATTGCAAGAGCTAAGTATAAGCCGGTATATTGTGTAAATAATCAAATATGTTATTTATCATTAAAATCAGCAGCAGAAGATTTAGATTTAAGACAGAACTCAATGTCAACAGCTTTAACAAGAGGAAATAGAATTCACGGATATAAATTCTATTATATATACAAATAATGAAAGAATTAACGCCTATCCAAATTAAAGAGAAACCACAGTTAGAGTCGCGATTAGCGGCTCTACAGGATAGAAACTTGGTAGCAGGTGAATTAAAGATTGGCAACCTTTTACTTCATTTCAACAATAATATCGTTGCAAATGATGACCGTGAAGAAGCAGAAAGATTAATGGCTCAATTAGAGCAAGTAGACGAGGATCAAGCAGAATTAAGATTACAGTTTAAGCTTGAGGATATACGCCGACAAAGAGACAGAATTCTCGCAGCTACAGATTGGCTGTTTATATCGGATGTCCCTACGCCACAAAAGGATCGTAAGATTTATATGCAATATCGCCAGTATTTAAGAGATATAACTAGCGACATGAAAAGAAGCCCTGATACAGTAAAAGTTGAAGACTTCGAGCATTTTTTAAGAAGAAAGTACCCAGAAGAGTTTATGGACGGTGGAAGAAATAAAGTAATTATACACAGATTTACATATTACTACAGGAGTTAAAATGATAGAACAAGCAGCATGGATTTTACAACAATATCCTTGGATGCAACACATAGTTGCAATAATGGTAGTGTCGAGAATTGTATTCAAACCGGCATTTAAAATACTAGCAAGATACGTTGAATTAACAGTTGAAAAAGACGACAATAAAAAACTCCATAAGATAATGGATAGTAAGGTGTATAAAATGGC